GGTCAGGGAGAGAGAAAGCGTTGCTACTGTGGTAGCTTATGTTCTCAAACTAGGCCCTCTTGCGTACAAAGACGCCGATAAGTTCGGACCCAACGCGGCACCTTGGTGTAAGCAGGGTCAATGGGTTTGTATCGGTAGGTACTCAGGATCAAGGTTTAAGATTGAGGGCGGCGAAGTCCGCATTCTCAATGACGATGAAGTAATTGCAACATTGTTGGAGCCAGATGATGTCAGACATATCTAACGAAGACCAAGACGAGGGCGAAACCGTAGAGGTAGAAATTGAGGACACTGAAGATAAGTCCGCAAGTTCTGACGCTAATGTAGAGATCATTGACGAGCCAACTGTCGAAGATGACGGAGAGCTAGATCAATACAACAAGGGCGTACAGAAACGTATTCGCCAGTTGAACCAGCGGTATCGTGACGAACAGGTCAGTCGCGAAGAAGCCACAAAGGTTGCTCAACAACTGTCTGAACAAAACCGGCAGCTTCAAGCTCGGGTTCAACAGTTGGATAGTGGGTATCTAAATGAATACGGCAATCGTGTTCAGTCCGAATCTACTGCGGCCGAGAAGGCTTACTTATCGGCGGCTGACGAGGGTGACACCGAGGCCATGCTTGCCGCGCAGAAGGCTTTGACACGGGCTCAATATGATGAGCGCCGCTTTGAGGCTGCGAAGCAACGGGTCGATCAGAACGCCCAGCAAGCACAACAGGCTCCTGCCCAACAGGCCCAGCCAGCACAACAGGCCCAGCCTCAAGTAGACCCTAGGGCCGATGAGTGGGCGCAGAAAAACAAGTGGTTTGGTGACGATGATGTAATGACCGCGTCAGTCTTTGCTATCCACAAACGTATGGTAACTCAGGAAGGGTTTGACCCATCCTCAGAAGAGTACTATACAGAAGTTGATCGTCGTATGCGTTCGGAGTTTCCGAACAAGTTTGTGGCGAAAACCTCGAGAGGAAGTTCCCAGGTCGCTTCTGCTGGATCTTCTGCTTCTCGTAATACTGCACAGAAGCGTGGAAAGTCGGTCAAGTTAACTCAAAGGCAAGTCATGATGGCTAAGAAGCTGAACGTGCCTTTGGAAGCCTATGCTAGATATGTGAAGGATTAAACATGACTGAGAGAAAGCCTCGAGCAAGTTCGACTCGTGAAAAAACAGAACGCCGCAAGCCATGGGCTCCGCCCAACCGTTTAGAAGCTCCCGACCCTCCCGAGGGTTATGTGCATCGCTGGATCCGATTATCTATGCGTGGTGAAGAAGACAAAATGAATGTCAACACCAAGCTAAGAGAAGGATGGGAACCAGTTCGCGCAGATGAGTACCCCGACTCCCAACATGCAGTAATTGATGATGGGCAGTATGCAGGGATAATCGGTAGTGGAGGATTAATGCTTTGCAGACTACCCGCAGAAACAGCCGCTGAACGTGCCGCGTATTACGGGATCCGGACCCGAGAACAGATGACTGCTGTAGATTCTGATTTAATGAAGGAACAACATCCTTCAATGCCGATTAGCAATAACCGGCAATCCCGTGTAACTTTCGGAGGACGCGGAGGCGGCTCTGAATAAAACTTGAGGTGCTCTCATGGCAAATTCTAATGGATCATTCGGGTTTCGCCCGTATGGTATGCTAGGTTCGGCCGCTAACACCACCGGTACGACTGAATATCGTATCGCATCAAATAACTCTAACCCGATCTTCCAAGGCATGGCGGTTATTCCGTTGGCTGCGGGAGTGATTGACGATCTGCAAGCTGCGGCTGGCGGTAACGTCTCTACGGTTGGTGTTTTCAACGGATGCGAATATGTATCTTCTACCAATGGTGAAACGGTCTTTTCTAACTTTTGGCCCGGATCAGGGGCAGATTCTGATTTCCCTGTAAGGGCTTTTGTTTACGACAATCCTGCACAAATGTTTACCATTGCAACGTCTAACGTTGTTGCCGCGGCAAACACTGAAGCGGAAATTCGTGCGGCGGTCTTTGCTAACATCGCGTTAGCAACAGGTAATTCTGGTTCGACTGCTACCGGTATGTCTTCTGCAACAGCAGATCTTAATACCATCGCCACTACCAACACACTGTTCTGTCGTATTATGGGCGTCCTTGATGACCCAGAAAATGCGGACTTCACTGCTGCGGGTATCCCATTAATCGTTCGCTTAAACAACCACTTCAATGCGCCTACGGGTTCCATTGCGGCTGGTACTGTTTCAGTAACTGGCGTATAAGGAAGGGTATAGATCATGGCTATTTCTCGCGCACAACTAGCAAAAGAGCTAGAGCCCGGCCTAAACGCATTGTTTGGAATGGAATACGACCGGTACGAGGGTCAACATGCGGAAATCTACACAACAGAATCATCGGACAGAGCGTTCGAAGAGGAAGTTATGTTGTCCGGATTTGGCTCGGCACCAACGAAGCAGGAAGGCTCAAACGTAAGTTACGATGATGCTAACGAAGCGTACACCGCCCGTTATAATCACGAAACTCTGGCGTTGGCCTTCTCAATTACTGAGGAAGCAATCGAAGACAATCTTTATGATCGTCTTGGATCACGCTACACCAAAGCACTTGCCCGTTCGATGGCACACAGTAAGCAAGTTAAGGCCGCTGCGGTTCTTAACAATGCGTTTACTGCCGGTGCATCGGCTGGTGGTGACGGTAAAGCACTTTGTGCCGCCGATCACCCGCTGACAAATGGTGGAACACTCGACAACGTGTCGGCTGCTGATTTGAATGAAACCTCTCTTGAGGACATGCTGATCAACATCGCAGGCTTTGTTGACGAGCGTGGCTTGAAGATTGCTCTTCGCGGTATGAAGATGATTATCCCACGGCAGCTTCAGTTTGTTGCTCAACGGATTCTGGCTTCAGAGCTTCGGGTCAACACTGCTGACAATGACATTAACGCGATGAAGTCTATGGGTATGTTGCCTGATGGTTATGCCGTCAACGACTTCCTGACTGACCCAGATGCGTTCTTCGTCATGACAGATGCTCCCCGTGGATTTATCCACTTTGAGCGGACGCCTCTTTCCACCAACATGGAAGCGGACTTCGATACTGGTAACATGCGGTTTAAAGCCCGTGAGCGTTACAGCTTCGGATTCTCAGACCCACGTTGCGTTTTTGGTTCTCCTGGCGTATAAGGGGCTGCACACCTCCCTGTGTAACCCAACTGAGGCGGTCTTCGGATCGCCTCTTTCTTTTTGTCTAAACGTATTGTATTGTTTTGGTATCCCTGACAGGCGCATTCTGTGTCTGACTTAACCCAAGACAGGAGATACTCATGGGTAATTCTACTTTTAGCGGACCAGTGCGTTCGCAAAACGGTTTTGAAGATATCACGATAACTGACGAAACTGGTGTTGAAACAACTAATTCCACATATGGTACAAACGCTTCTGTTGGCGGAACACTCGCCGTGACAGGCGCTACAACATTGTCAACGGCAGTCAATAGTTTGTTTGTTAAGCACGTTGCTCACGTCACAGGTGTGACAGTGAACTCTACCGCTGGCGATAGTCCTACAATCGGTACATTTGCACAGCCTGCAAACACAATCATCACTGACATTAAAATCTTTTGTGCTACGGCTCCCGTTATTGGAAGTGGTGACATTGGTTATGAAGTTGGTACATCTTCTTCAGGCGCACAAATTGTAGCTACTCAGGCTGACGAAATCTTAGATGCTGGTACAACAGTTGTTTTAGGTAACGTAACGATAACAGCATTAATTCTTCAGACTCAAGATGCAGCCACAGCGCCAGCCTCTGTTCAGTACGCTTCGGCAGCGCGTAACATCTTCTGTAACATCACTAACACGGTTGATGCTACAACGGCTGGTTCGTTTACGTTTATCATTGAGTACGTTCAGATTGCGTAAGTATTAATATGGCGGGGTTAACGCCCCGCCTACAAATTATAGGAGACTGCAATGTCAAATGTATCAGACGTACAGGTAGCCTTCATTTCGGATGAGGTTGCTTTAGACGCAGACGGCATATCCACTGCAACATCGGTTGGAAACAATGCTAATTTGGTTATTGGCGGCGCTTTAGCTTCGGGTGGTTCCGTCACTAATGCTTCCGGTAGAGTTGTTACAATCCTTTCTGCGGGGGATGACTCGAGTAAATCTTTCACGGTTACGGGAACTGACGTAAATGGAGATGCTCAAACGGAATCAATTACGGGGGCTAACGACAATACAGCTACCGGAGCTTTGTTCTTTAAAACGATTACTCAAATTGCCGCGGTGGGCAATCCTGCGGGCAACGTCAGTGCTGGAATTAATAACTCCGCTGCGGCCGTAATCAACGCAGAGAGAACTCGTCTCAAAGGGTACTCAATTGTGTCTGGCGCCACAGCGGGAGTGGTTAACTTTGTAGACACCAGTACTGCCGGCACTGTTCGTTTCAAGGCTCGTACTATTGGCACAGACAATACAACTTTGGACAACACCATTCCGGATCAGGGGCTGTTGTTTAAAGACGGTTGTTTTGTAACATTCAC